CCCGCCTGCCGCCGCCCGCTCAGCTCGCACCAAGCGTCCCACGCCCACACGAGATCCGGGTACACATCCGGCTCGCGATCGAGCGCCGGCACGTGCACGCCTTGCGCCTTGATCTTTCTCAGCCATTGATCGTCGCCGGGTTTGCGGCCCTTTTTCCCGCCCCACTTCCACTCGTGGTTCCAACGGAGGGCCGCCCGGAGTTTCCCGCGCCGTCCTCATCGGTGCGCAGGCGGTAGGTCTGCGAATCGCTCGCGACGGCAACGATGAACGCTAACACGTCGGGGAAGTCGGTCAGCACGCGCATCGCGTTCTCGACCGTGAACGGGAGCGCCACGCCGTCGAGCTCGACGTGCTCCCAATCGAGCAGGATTGTCTCGGCGACGAGCTGCACGCCCAGCTCGCGGTTCGCCTCTTCGGCGGTAGCCGGCGAGCGCAGCCGCAGACGGTACTGGTCGGACTGTTGCAGCTCCCGGCGGCGTGCGGTGTGTCGCGCGTTGTCGAGCTTCGCGACGCGAAAGCGGATGTCCGCCTTGTAGGGGACCCACACGCCATCCTCGACCTTGCGGGGGTCCACCCTCTCCAATGCTCCGATGTCTGCCATGTGCCCGCGTGCCTCGCAGTCTCGCGCAGTGTGGGTGGAGGCGGCGCCGGTACTGCGCGAGGAAGGAGGGACTCGCCCGGCGCCGCCGTGGTGAAGGGGTCGCTTTAGGTGAACACGTCAATCTGGATCGTGCAGCCCGTGCCGCTGTTGTAGAGGCCCTGGAACGCCAGCGGCAGCAGCACGTCCGTGTCGACGGCGGTCGCGTTGGGATCGCCACCGGAATACTTCAGCCGCGGAATCGTCACGATGACGGTCGGCCCGACGGTCGGCGTGCTCGGGTTGGTGTGCAGCCGGCACTGCAGCCCGGACGCTGTGTGCGCAATCATCTTGGTCAGCAGCGCGGCGTCCTCGAAGTAGGCCGTCATGGTGCCGGTCACCACGCAACGCCCCTGCCGAATGCCGACAGCGCCGCGGTTCTTGATGGCGCGGCGGCCGGCGCGGTTGGTGTTCACGTTCAGCGTGATGCCTTGAATGGCGGTGGTCAGCGCGGCCAGCGTGGAACCCTCCAGCACGGTCCCGACGCTGCTGGTCGCGTTCAGCACGTCGGTCGTTGTCGCGGCCGATGGGGCACCGGCGGCGCTGAAGGTCGCCGAGGTGGGCGTCAGCTCCTCCTTGCACAGCATGCCCCACACACCGTTTACGACGCTGTCGGCCTGGACGTTCAGGTCCATCGTGTTGACCTCCGAACCGGGGAACTGCTGGAAGTGCCCGGAGCTGAGGTCGCCGAACTCGCGCTCGATCGTGTGGAATTTCTCCACCATCGCGTTGCGGATGTACGACCCGTTGATCGTGGCGGAGACGGTTTCGGTCGCCACCGTTTCGGACACGGTCACGGAGTTGGTGGTCACCACCGTCAGCGTGAAGAAGCCGACGTTGAGGGTCCCGACGACACGAATGATTTGCCCGACCACCAGCCCAACGCCGATGTTGGTGGCGGCCATCGTCTTGGCGCCGCTGTTGAACACCACCGATGCCGGGCCGAAGGTGGTGGTGACAAACGTCGAGCGCAGCAGATTCTCCAGCTCTAGCGTGTAGCTGCCCGGCGACAGCTCGAAGTTGATGTTGCCGCCCGCCTCGACCCCCACCTCGATCAGGTCGGGCACGTTGCCGTCAGCGCGCAGCTCCTTGCTGTCGACGGTGTTCTTGTTGTGCGCCAGGGATTCGCCGGTGTAGCGCATCGTGCGCCGCTGGGTGCCCGTGACCGGCGTCCCCCACGTGGACTCGGGGACGGTGTACAGCGCCTGTCGGTTTGCGTTTGCCTGCGGCATCGTGTGCCTGCCCTTCCGCGTGCCTGCGTTAGGGGTGGATTACTACTCGTCGTTCTCGTCTTCGGCTTGGTCGTTCGTGTCCGTCGCCACCCACGGCTCCACCGCGGCGCGTACTTCGGGCTTGACGTGATTCGGCATCGGCGACCCGTTCAGCATCTCGTGCTTGCTCGGGTCGAAGTCGCCGACCTCGATCACGACGAGCTGCTCCGGCGTGTACAGGAGGTCACTGCCCTTCAGGCGAACGGTGATGGTGTGCATGTCGTGTCTCCTACGGACTGGTGTTCACGAAAAACGGGACCATCGCCTTCGCGGTCCAATGCTGGTGGTACTGCCCGAGCGGAACGAACTTCATCGCGCGGAGATGCACGCCGCTGAACGCGACGGGCGGACGAAAGATCGCCGCGAACGCATCGCCGTACTGCCGCGCGATCAGCTCGCCGCGGCCCCGGCCGACGTAGATCAGCAGCACGATGAGCCCGCTTGTGCGCGTCGAGCGCGCATGGTCCACGGGGAAGCTGGTCAGCATCGCGTCGGCTTCGACTACCGAGAACTCGACGAAGTCCTGCTCCGGTGCCGGACGGAAGGCGCCGGTGTTGCCGTAGACCACCGGCGACAGCGTCCAGTAGGACTGCATGCGCGCAGTGATCGCCGTCGTCGTGTCGGCGAACGTCGCCATTACAACCCGCCATCGCGCGCGACCACCTGACGCACGATGGTCTCAAAGTTGACCTTCGTCGCCTCGAATTGCGCATCGACGAACCCGGCCGGCGCCTGCGGGCTGTGCCCGTTGTTCAGCGCGTCGATGTAGGGAATGTTGTTGCTCACGTAGATCGTGCTCGGCAGCGCCAGCGACGGCTTCAGGTCCGCGGTCGGCAGCGGCAGCGTCTCGCCCTTCTTCGGCTCCGGCGGAATCGACAGGTCGACCGTGTCGCGGGTGAGGTGCCAACTGCCGCGCGCCCAGCCTGTGTCAACGGGCGTCGCCAACGTCACGCGGTTGAATAGGTCGAAGCCCAACGTGCGCTGCACCATGTCGACGCGCTGCGGCACGGTGACGCTGAGGAAGCGCCGCACGGCCTGGTCGAACGACAGGTTGCCGGCGGCGACGGAACGACCCGATTCGCGCTCGATGGCCATCAGTGCTTGTCCCGTGGCCAGAAGGTGTACGGTCGGAGGTGGAGCACCCACAGCGCCGTTGCCGGGTGCGTGGTCGCGCCGATGATTTCCCAAATGGTCGTCTCGCCGATCACGCGCAGCACGTCGCCGGGTTTCGGCGTGACGCCGGGCAGGTGCGCCGCGGCGATGAAGCCCTGCGCGTCGGTCGCTTGGATGGCGGTGTTGACCAGCTCGCGGCTGTCAAATGCCGCGATCATCACGGGCACACTCGCCACCAGCGCCGGCAGATCGTTCCAGACGGGCATGCCGCTGCCGGCGTCGATGGTGACTGCGCCGGGCACAGACGGATACGGCTGGTACTCCGCCGGCTTGAACACGTCGGTGCCGAAGATGCCCGGCACGGTGGCCGCGACGGACTGGAACAGTGCGCCCATGCCCATCAGCAGTCACCCGCAGTGAGGTTGGCCCCGGCGCCCGACCCCGCGGCACGCGAGACGGCCCGGGCGCCGGGGTGTGGCCGCGAGTCGCCCCGCGGTTGCGATGGGTTACGCGCGCGCAATGGCCACGCTCCCGAGCGCCGACCGCGACAACAGCCACGGCGCCAACAAAAAATAGACGTACTCAGGGGTGAAGTTCTGCTGACCCGACGTGGCCGGGTCGAAGTCAATAGACAGCGGTCCGGCGGTAATTCCCGCGATGCCGCGCGTGGTCGAATCGGCGAGCCGGTCGCTCACCGTCAAGGCGAACGCCCACTCGGATTGCGCCTCCTTCGCGAAGGTCGGGACACCGGCCAGGTAGGCATCGCCCGCAGCGTTCAGCGTGTAGGGGCGCGGGAAGATCAGCGCCTGCGTCGTGCTGCTGCGCTCATAGCCGATGCTGACGAGGTTCCACGGCAGCGTGCGATCCATCAGGCGGCAGGCGGTGATCAGCGCCGCCTCCTTGACCGGATCGCTCAGTGTCGCCCACGCCGATGCGCCGGGGCGGGTCGCCAGGTACGCATCCGCTTCGGCGATCGTCGCGTATGTGTTGGCGGAGGCTCCGCCGGGCGTGTTGTCGAGAGCCATCGGCTACCATCGGGACGACGAGTCTCGACCGGCCCAGCCGGCGAGGTATTCGTCTGCTACTTGGCGCCCCTGCTGCCCTTGAGGGGCGACTCGGGGAGAGGCGGAGGCGCTGGCGCTGCAGCCGGCGCCGGCGCCTCCGTCGTGTAGTCGGCGATCAACTGTCCATCGGGGCCGGGACGCTGCGCACAGAGCGCCCCGGCGTCGACCGGGTACACGCGCAGCGCCTTGCCGGTGGCCACTTCGTACACCGTTACCTGCTGGGGCCTGGGCGGCGGCAATGGTGCCCCGGTCTGCGCCAGCGTGGCCGGCCCGTTGATCGTGTCGGCCATGTGCCCTACGCCGCAGC